TAAGAAGGTGAAAACGGAATGAAAGCAAGGTATCTGGGTCCAAAGATAGGGGCAATGATGTTAACCCCCAACAAGATATACACTATTCTTGGCGTTGAAGAGGAAATGTTAAGGGTTATTGACGATGATCCCAATGATCCAGATGGGTGTTTATATGATCCGGTTGAGCCGGGAAACCTTTCAGGCACTCTTACGGGTCGATGGGAAATCCTTGAGGATGATGATAAGGGGACATTGGCAGAAGCAATTAAAGGCTCAATAGTTTAAAGAATTCATAAATGCGGTGGTGACGGTTCATGTTTGAATGCCCCTGTTGTGGTAAAAGAACTCTTGACGATGAAGGCCATTATGACATCTGTTCTGTTTGTGGCTGGGAAGATGACCCCATTCAGCGGGACGATCCTGACTACGATGGAGGGGCAAATGTTATGTCGCTGAACCAAGCTCGAAAAGCCTTCAAAGAAGGCAGACAAATAAATTGAAGCATTTGTGAATTTGCAATCGGCAACCAAATCTCTAGGAGGTACATACCGTGTGGATCGCAATTGATGAGGGGAAAACTATAGGCGAGGAAGGCTCCGAAGGCGGCACTATAATTGCTGATGAGGCATATGAGGGGGCTTGCCGGATTACGCTTGAGAAGAATTCAGAAGCATTATATTCCATAACTTGCGGAGTATATGGGTTGATGGTTCATACAGCCTTTGCACTATTTTTAGATGAAGCATGTACAAAGTATGAGGGGATGAAACGTGAATTAAGCACCGTTATTGATTCAGAATGTGAAGAAATTGAATGGTGCGAATCATTTGTGGAAAAATGGTAGCTTTCAAAAAACGAGGAGGCTCAGGTTTTCAGATCTTGCACACCCCTCCAGGAAAATGCACATCCCTGACAACCATCCAGGACAAATCCCAGACAATATTAATAGAGGATAAGTAATGCGAGGGAAATTGGATGATGGTAAAAATAAGAAGAATAAAATTGAGCAATATTGTTTTACTGGGACTTGTCAGTATGTTTGTGGATATGAGCTCGGAGATGGTCTATCCGCTCATCCCGCTCTATTTGACCTCCACTTTAGGGGCTACCCCTGCTATTTTAGGGATCATAGAAGGGATTGCTGAAAGCGCCGCTAGTCTGCTCAAGGTTTTCAGTGGTTATATTGCGGATAAATACCGCAATAAAAAGCAGCTCACCATTTGGGGTTATTCCGGCGCAGTTATCTATAAGGTTTTATTGTTGCTGGCGACCTCCTGGAGCGGGGTGCTGGTAGCCCGGGTAGTTGATCGGGTCGGCAAGGGAATCAGAACCGCGCCCCGCGATGCCCTGATTGCGGAGAGTTGTCTGGCGGATAACCGGGGGGGCTCTTTCGGACTGCACAAGATGCTCGACATGTTGGGCTCGGCCCTGGGTATTCTGATCGCTTATTTTCTAGTGACCAGCGATGCGTTCAGTTACAAAGGGATCTTCGGGATATTTGCTCTTTCCATTATTCCGGCGATGCTGGGGATAATCATCTTATTGTTCGTCCAAGAGAAAAAGGACCATGCCCCTGAGCATAAAAAATTGGAATTCAAATTCAAAGAGTTAGACTGGCGTTTTAAGGCCTTCCTGGTCATTGCCTTCGTGTTCACCTTGGGCAATTCATCAAACGCTTTCTTACTCCTAAAAGCGCAGAGTGCCGGTTATAGTGAGCAGACCGTGATATTGCTTTATTTTGCTTACACCATAGTGGCTTCGGCGCTGGCTTGGCCTTCCGGCAAGTTGTCAGACAAAATTGGCCGCCGGGCCTTGCTAGTTTCCGGATATGCCCTCTTTGGCCTGGTCTACATCGGTTTCGCGTTGTTAACTGGCCAATATGCCATGATAATGCTCTTTGTGGTGTACGGTGCCTATACCGCTTTTACCAGCGGGGTAGAGAGAGCTTTAATTGCAGATATGGCCCCACCAAATCTGAAAGGCACTCTACTAGGGATGCATGCAACCCTGGTAGGTATCGCTTTGCTGCCGGCTTCCATCTTCGCGGGAATATTGTGGAACTCGTTTGGTTCCGCTGCTCCCTTCTGGTTTGGGGGTTGCCTGGGCTTGCTGGCCTCGGTTGCCATTGGCATCGTTCTCAAAATCAAGCCTCCGGTCTATAATCAGAAATGAAAGTAATACTAGGTTCACGCAACATTGGTTGGGTGGGTCGATAACCAAAAACAAAATCTAATTTTGAATGAAGAAAAAAATGAAGGTGGCTTTTATCTGTGTGCACAATTCATGTTGCTTCCAGATGGCCGAGGTGCTCGGAAAGTATTTGGGCAAAGACGTTTTTGAGGTTCTTCTGCTGGAAAGGGGAGGAGGTTTAAGATGTCCGCTACACGAATAATGGGAATGATAAAAGACTTTTTGGAGGGAAATGTTAAGGCAGACACTTTTTCCTTTGATTTGCCTGATGCCTTGATAGAATTCGGATCCGCAATGAAACGGTCTAATCCAGCTTTATACGAACTATTGAATGAGGAATTGCCCGACATATGCTCTTATTATGAGCCAAATACCGATGAAAGATCAGAGCGACCAGAATACTTGGACGAAAATGAATTCAGGGGTAAAGTCCAGCAGATATATAACGATGCGATCAAGTTAATTTAGCCAACCAAACATTAGGTTCTACAGCACGGTAGGGTAATTAGTAATAAAATACCTTCAACGAAAAATGCCTAGAAAACGGCAATAAATCCTATTTTGCACCCCCCTCCAGAAAAATGCACACCCCTGACACCCAACCCCGGATAATCGTTAAATTTTATCAATCATTGAGTCATTAGACAAGAAGAATCAAGATCACTCAGTCTCAACGTCCAATGGGGCCAGCGCAAGCGGTTTGCGGATGGCAAGGTAAGCCTTCCCTACAAACGGTTTCTAGGTTATGAAAAGGGCGAGGATGGATTGCCCCAAATTATCGAAGTCGAAGCCAAGACGGTACGGCTGATTTACAAGATGTTCTTAGAAGGCAAAACCCCGTCAGGTATTGCCAGCTATCTTACAAAGAAGGGGATACCAACCCCGTCCGGCAAGCAAAAATGGCAGCCCAGCACGGTTAAAAGCATCTTGACCAACGAAAAATACAAGGGCGATGCCATCCTGCAGAAACGATTTACTGTGGATTTTCTTACCAAGAAGATGAAAATCAACGAGGGTGAAATACCTCAATATTATGTGGAGAACAGCCACCCCGCCATTATACCGCCGGAGACTTTCGAACTGGTGCAGGATGAGTTTCGGAGACGCAAAGCCGGAGGGAGATATATCAGCGGTATAAGCTGCTTTGCCAGCCGTATTGTATGTGGAGACTGCGGCAGTTTTTACGGTCGTAAAGTATGGCAGTCAAACAGCAAATATGCTCGCACCGTCTGGCAGTGCAACCGGAAATTCAAAGAGCAAGAATTCTGCACCACTCCCCACCTGAAAGAAGAAAACATAAAGAAAGCATTTATGGAAGCCTTCAACAGCCTTATAGATAACAAAGATGAGATACTGGCGAACTACGATGAAATTATAGCCCAGATAACTGACTGCCGGCGGCAGGAAAGAGAAATTGCTAAGATCGACGAAGATTGTGCATCCATTGAAGTGTTAATACAAAAGCTCATTGCCGAGAATGCCCGTTCAATCTTAGAGCAAAGCGAATACAACCGTAAGTACAGCGGGTATGTGACCAGGTACAATGAACTACAAACCAGGCGGCAGGAATTAAACACTGATATAACCATGCGCCAGGCCCGACGCAGCCAAATGAAAGCCTTTATTAAAAAATTGACCAAGCAGGACCAGCTGCTAACTGAGTTTGACGAGGGGCTGTGGTCGGCCACACTTAATGCAATGGTTGTCAAATCAGAGCAGGAGGTAGTATTTCAGTTTAAAGACGGAACCGAACTGCCCTGGAGACTGGAATCAAAATGAGAAACATCACCGAAGTCACCCGCCGGCAACATCCTTTCCTCATTCCTTCCAGACTCAAAGTCTGCGCCTATGTCAGAGTCTCGACCGACCACCGGGAGCAGCTAAATTCACTTGAAAACCAAACCCAGTATTATGAACGCTTAATATCATCCAATCCAGACTATGAATACTGCGGCATATTCTCAGATGCCGGCATATCCGGGGCTAAAGAAAACCGCCCCGGATTTTTGGCCATGATGGACAAAGCCAGGAGCGGTGAGATTGACATTGTCATCACCAAATCAATATCCCGCTTTGCCAGGAATACCCTGTTGCTGCTCAAATATGTGCGGGAGTTGAGGGACATGGGAATAGGAATCGTGTTTGAAGAAGAAATGGTCAACACCTTGAAGTCTGAAGGAGAGCTTCTCATAACTGTTTTGGCCGCGATCGCTGAAGAAGAGCGGAAGTCAGTACGAAGCAATGTGCAGTGGGCTATGCAGAACAAGTGTAAGCGAGGCGATGTCATGGTTGATACCAATCGGCTGCTGGGCTATGACAAGGACAGTAAAGGTAACCTTATCGTCAACCAAGAGCAAGCGAAAATAGTTCGGCAAATATATAAGCTGTACCTTGCGGGTATTTCTGGCTATAAAATTGCCCAGATACTAAATGACCAGAGCATTCCTACCTACAACAAAAAGCCCTGGAGTTCACACCGAATATTAAGAATCATATCCAATGAAAAGTATGCCGGGGATTGTTTGATGCAGAAGTCCTTTGTAGCAGATAACGGCCGGCAGATTATCAACCGGGGGCAGAAGGACAAGTACTATATCGAAGACAACCATCCGGCTATTATTACCCGATTGGACTGGGAAGCCGCCCAGATAATCCGGGAGAAAAGACGTAAGAAAATCTATCCCTTTAGTGGCATGCTGCGCTGCCCTTTTTGCGGTGCTTCCTTAACCAGGGTGGTCCATGATGGTCAGTGGGTGAGCTGGATCTGTGCAACTTATCTGCATAAGGGTAAAGCCATGTGCCAGGGAATGCGGATAACTGACGGGATATTGCAGGAGCTAGTTAAAGACATACATATAACTGAGCCAATGGTAGTAGAGGGGGTTATATATGGCAAGGGTCGTAAAAAGAGGACCAAAGAGGATTTCCGTCTTGTACCCGCTGCCCAGTACAGAGGGTGCAAAAACAACAGGGAATGACGAGGCTAAGAAACGAGTAGCTGCCTACTGCCGGGTATCTTCAGGCAGTGAGGAACAGCTGGGCAGCTTAAATGCCCAGACCAGTTACTATGAAAAGTATATAAACGATAATCCCGATTATCTCTTTGCCGGCATCTATACCGATGAAGGGATCTCCGGCACTGACCTGAAGAAGCGGGAAGCATTCAACCGATTGATGCAAGATGCCCGAGATGGTCAGATCGATATGATTATCACCAAGAGCCTTTCCCGCTTCGGCAGGAATACCCTGGACTGTTTGAGAAGTCTCCGAGAACTGAAAGCATTAAATGTAGATGTGTTCTTTGAGAAGGAACAGATACATAGTCTCACCAGCCAGGGGGAAGTGCTGATCTCCTTAATTTCAGCTGTGGCCCAAACTGAGAGCCTGGCTTTATCAGAGAATGTTAAATGGGGTATACGACGTAAGTATGAGCGGGGTCATGTTCAGAGTATCCCCAGCGGCAAATTCCTGGGCTATGACAAGGACAAGGATGGCAACCTGATTATTAATGAAGCTCAGGCAGCAATAGTCAGAAGGATCTATCAGGATTTCCTAGACGGATACGGTACTTTTCAGATCGCCAGGCGGTTAACAGATGAAAAAGTACCGATGGCCTATGGCGGGAAAGAATGGTGCGCCAGCCATATCAAAAAAGTCCTGACCAATGAGAAAATGAAGGGCGACACCCGATTTCAGAAGACCTATAATGCCGACTATCTTACCAAAAGACGGGCTAAGAATAGAGGGGAGCTGCCGCAGTATTATATAGAAGGTTCACATCCGGGGATCATAGACAGGAATACATGGGAGTGCGTACAGCTGGAACTGGAAAGGCAGAAACGATACTGCCGGGATCATCATATATCCACATACCATAGGAGTAATGAGAAACATCCGCTGTCAGCAAAGATAATCTGCTCGA